TTCAGATTCATTGAAAGACTTCGCAAGAAGTTCGGTGAACTCTTCATGGACATCATGAAGACTCAGTTGCTCCTCAAGGGAGTGATCACAAAGGAAGATTGGGAATACATTCAGCCCATGATTCGTTTCGACTACCGCAAGGATTCATACTTCACGGAAGCAAAGGAAAACGAGATCCTTACAAACAGACTGAATCTCGTCAATATTGCAGATCCTTATCTTGGCAAGTACTTCTCCAAGGCTTATATTCAGAAGCATATTCTGCGTCTTTCCGAGGAAGAAATTACGGATATCATGCAGGAAGTCGAGCAAGAGAAACAAGAGAATCCAGATACTGCTATTCCAACTCAGATAGCAACTCAAGTTACCACTCAGCAGATGACTGGTGCTGTACAAATGCAGCAGCAAATGCAACAGGCTCAGATGCAAGCACAGATGGGTCAGCAGCAAGAACAACCAAACTCCAAGAAATAATAGATAATCAAATCAGGAGATAATAAAATGTCTGATTCAAGAGAACTCATCAGGGCAATCATGGACGAAGATTTCGTCTCTGCCAAGGAAATCACAAATGGCCTTCTTTTCTCCACCGTTGCCGATCACATCGATGATGTAAAGGCTGAAGTTGGAATGAACCTCTTCGATGATCTTGATGAGCAAATGGCAAAAGCAGACTTCGATAAAGATGGAACTCGCGAGACTGCACAGCAGGAAGTCCTTGGTTCACGAATCAATGCTGCCGTAAAGTCTGGCAAACTCTCACCCGAACAAGCAGCAAAGACAAAGAATAAGGGTAAGTACCGCTAAGGAGATTCCATGCTACTAATCACAGAACACAACGAAACAAACATTCAGACCATTGCTGAAGATGCTGGCAACGGAAAGAAGAACTACTACATTCGTGGTGTGTTCATGGAATCCGAGCAGATTAACAAGAATGGTCGAATCTACCCACAATCCATCATGGAGCGTGAGGTTGGTAAGTACAACGACAACTACATCAAGAGCAGCCGTTCGCTTGGCGAACTAGGCCACCCACAAGGTCCAAGCCTAAACCTCGACAGAGTTTCCCATATCATCAAGGAGATGAATATGGATGGAAATGTCGTTTATGGAAAAGCAAAGATTCTTGATACCCCATTCGGAAACATCGTAAAGAACCTCATCGATGAGGGTGTTCGCCTTGGCGTTTCATCCCGTGGAATGGGTTCTTTGAAGCAAGTAAACGGCGTGAACGAGGTTCAGGACGATTTCAGTCTTGCAACTGTTGATATTGTTGCAGATCCATCAGCACCAAATGCTTTCGTCAATGGAATCATGGAAGGTAAAGAATGGGTTTGGAACAATGGTATTCTTCAAGAGAAGGCTATTGCCTCATACAAGAAGACAATCAAACAGGCCAGTTCACGCGAACTAGAAGAAGCAAAGTTGGAAGTCTTCAAGGACTTCTTATCAAAACTCTGATTTTTATACATAAGGGAAGATAAAGGAGATTTCTAATGCCTCAGCCAGAAGAGTTCTACGAAGAAGATATCCTCGAAGACATCGATAATGATGTTGATGAGGACGATACCATCGATGATGAAGAGCCAACCGAAGACGATGAACTCGTTGAAGATGGCGAAGAAGAAGAGTTTGATGAAGACGACTTCATCGATGAAGACGAAGAAGAAGAGGACGAGGAAGATGTCTCTGAGGAGTACGAGGTAGTTGCAACAAGCGACACCAATACTGACTTCGGTGGTGGCAAGACCAAGAGGTTCCCCGAGCCAGAAGACAAGTCTGCTCAGAACAAGGCAACCATTGCTTCCAAGGTTCCATTCAGGGGCAAGGCAAAGATTCCAGATCGTTCGGACTTCACCATGCAAGAGCATATCAGTGCAATGTTCGAAGGAGAAGATCTCTCCGAAGACTTTAAGAACAAGGCGATTGCAGTATTTGAGGCAGCAATCAATGAGCGTTACGATACAATCGTTGCTCGTCTTGAAGAAGCATATGAGCAGACAATCGCTGAGAACACCGAGAAGATTCTTGATGAACTCTCAAGCCGCGTCAATGACTACATCTCCTATATCGCTGAAGAATGGGTCGAAGAAAATCGTCTCGTTCTTGAGAGCGGTATCAAGGTGGAGATCGCAGAGAACTTCCTCAACGGCATGAAGGGTATCTTCGAAGAGAACTTCATTCAGGTTCCTGAAGAGAAGGTTGATCTCATGGATGAACTTTCCGATGAGAACGAAGAACTCCGCGATGAAGTCAACAATCAAGTCAACGAGAACATTGAACTCCGCAAGGAAATCCTTGCTCTTCGCTGCGATGATGTATTTGAATCATACTGCAATGGTCTTGCAGATACCCAAGTCGAAAAACTCCGCACTCTTGCAGAGGGTATTGAGTTCGACTCAGAGGATATGTTCGAAGACAAGTTGGCAGTCCTCAAGGAATCATACTTCGGCAATGCTCGTCGCGTCAGAGCAACAGCACCAGTCACCGAGAATCTTATTGAGGAAGTAGTCCTTGACTCAGGTGACGAGGAGCAGGAACTCGCAGAAGAAGTAACAGTCAATCCAATCATGCAGCACTACACATCTGCATTGTCACGCAAAGGTTTAAAGAACAGGTAATCCCTGTCAAATCAAGGAGAAATAGAAATGGGTACTTTCACACTAGTCGAACAACTTGAGCGCAAGTGGGAGCCAGTTATGGAACATAACAGCCTCTCGCCAATCAAGGACAACTACCGCCGTGCAGTCACGGCAATCCTCTTGGAGAACCAAGAGCAAGCACTTCGTGAAGACACTTCTGTTGCAAACGGTCTTGTTGCTTCTGGTGCATTGTCATCTTCAGCATCCTATAACGGACTTGCAGGATATGATCCAATCCTCATCTCGCTCGTTCGTCGCGCAATGCCAAACCTCATGGCATATGATGTTGCATCGGTTCAGCCAATGACCTCGCCAACTGGACTCATCTTTGCGATGAAGTCCACTTATGTCAACCGCAGTGGATCAGAAGCCCTCTTCAATGAAGCATTCACTAAGTTCTCTGGTGTTTCGGGATCTGCTTCGTTTGCTGGTGGCGGCACTGCCGAATCAACATTTGTTGGTGATCCACTTTATGGTATTCTTGGAACCACTGGTTCTGCCATTTCGGGTGCCTCTGGTTGGGAACCATCTAGTGGAATGTCCCGCGAACTCGGTGAAGGTCTTGGTGAAGGTGGTGCTGCTGGTGATTTCAATACCATGGCATTCACGATTGATCGTGCATCAGTCACTGCAAAGACTCGCGCACTCAAGGCAGAGTATACAATCGAACTCGCTCAGGATCTCAAGGCAATCCATGGTCTTGATGCAGAAACAGAACTCGCAAACATTCTCAGCACTGAAATCCTTGCTGAAATCAACCGCGAAGTCGTTCGTTCAATCTACACCACAGCCAAACTCGGCGCACAGCACAGCGATCTTTTCTACAAGACCTCTGGAAACACTTACTCGTTCGTTCCAGGTGCATCAAATCCATCCACCAGCACTGGTATTGCTAGTCCAGGTGGCGTTTATGACCTCATCCGCGACTCAGATGGTCGTTGGTCGGCTGAGAAGTTCCGCGGACTCATGTTCCAAATTGAGCGCGAAGCCAATGTGATCGCTAAGGATACCCGCCGCGGTAAGGGCAACTTCATCATCTGCTCTGCGGATGTTGCATCAGCCCTCGCAATGGGTGGATTCCTTAACATCAGCCCAGCCCTCAATGTCAACCTTGATGTTGATGACACTGGCAACACCTTCGTTGGTGTCCTCAATGGCAAGATCAAGGTCTATGTTGATCCTTACTCCTCAGTTGGTATCAATACAAACGCTCGCGACTTCGTCTGCGTTGGATACAAGGGAACCTCGCCATATGATGCAGGACTCTTCTACTGCCCATACATCCCACTACAGATGGTTCGTGCAATCAATGATCTGACCTTCCAGCCAAAGATTGGTTTCAAGACCCGTTACGGCATGGCAGTCAATCCATTCGTTAACACAACCAATGTTGCAGTTTCTAGCAACTATCGCGCAAATCAGTATTACCGCATCTTCCGCGTGGACAATCTCCACGGCGTGAATGCATACAGTAACTCATGATAAATAAGTGAATCAGACAGTAACCGAAGTTCGGGGGGAGAAATCCCCCCGATCTTCTTTTTAAGGGATACATATAAACATGAGCGAAGAATACGATTCATCATTGATAAATGCCGCTGCCATAAATGAAGAAGGCACTAGTTACAATGCTCTTCTAAGACAGCCAACGAATGTAAATGCACATCAGAACACAAACTTTAAGTTATCATTCACAAGACTTCCGAATGTTACTTTCTGGTGTACATCTGTAAATATACCATCTATATCTGTTGGTGAGATAAGCATACCAAATAGACTGCTAACACATCATGTGCCTGGATCATCTGTTCAGTTTGATCAGTTGCGAGTCACATTTGAAGTTGATGAAGATTTTGCGAACTGGTATGAGGTATATCGATGGATGAAAGGCATTGTCCCATTCGAAGATTTTGAATCTATTCTTGCAAATGAGAATAACTATTATTCAGATGCCACAGTACACATGCTGAATAGTGCAAAGAATCCGAATAAGAGATTTGTTTTCAAACAAGTATTTCCCGTCAGTATAGATGGATTTGATCTAAGTGTTACCCTAAACGAACCAGAGCCAGTGCAGATCAGTGCGACATTTACATTTCATTCATTCGAACTTGAAGATGTAACTTGACTTGATTTGTTTTTGTGATATTCTTTAACTATGGATATAGAAACAATCAAGAAGATGGTCGCAGAGGACATGGAGATTGATGATCTCAATCTCGACCTTGAATCCCTCAAAACACCACAACTACACAGCAAGTATCTGAACATACTCCATGATGAGTCGCTTGTTCTACACAAGGCTACGATTGAGCAGAAAGAACTTCGTAGGCTCAAGTGGGAATACTATCTTGGCAAGTTGGATCAAGAAACTCTTGATGAGAAGGGATGGCAACCTTTTGGTCTGAAGATCCTCAGAACAGACATCGATGTTTACCTTGAATCCGACAAGGATCTACTAAGGTTAGAAGCCCGTGTTTACTACCTCAAGGAAAAGGTGAAGTACATCGAATCTGTATTGCAATCCATTGGTCGCCGTGGTTGGGACATCAAGTCTGCAATAGAATGGAAGAAGTTCATGAGTGGATCATGAAGATAGTAACTGACGGTATTCACAGAGTCTATCTCCGACAAGCCTACATTCATGCACAGGCTCGTAGCGAAGACACAAACACACAGGTCGGTGCGTTGATTGTATTTCCTTCATCGGGAATCATAGCAGCAGATGTAAATCGCTACCCATCCATACGACAACCAAACGATCAATCGAAATACGATTACATTGAACACGCCGAGAGATCCGTGATATACAGATGCGTTGCCAAGGGTCTTACTACCCTCAATACGCACATGTATTGTCCGTTCATCAGTTGTCCAGATTGTGCAAGGGCAATCGTCCTCTCTGGCATCAAGAGGGTGGTTGGTCACAAGACTCTATGGGACATCATCCCCGAAAGATGGAAGACAAAGTGCGATATTGGAGTGTCAATCCTTGAGTCGGCTGGAGTTGAAGTTTTGCTCTATGAGGGGAAAGTCCTAAACGAAGGAGAGTTTAAGATTCATTTTGATGGGAGAGATATAGAACCATAAATATCTGCATGGATACATTGGTTCTGGAAGATGTTGATTCAGTATTCATCCGTGTGCGTTGTGAGCGCGGCACTGCGAAAGAGTTGAGCGATTGCTTTTCTTTCAAGGTTCCAAACCACAAGTACATGTCGCGCTTCCGCAAGTCGCGGTGGAGTGGCGACATCAAACTCTACAACATAGGCAAGGCAACGATCTACAGAGGTCTGAAGAACTATGTGACAAAGTTCGCAGCAGATCGTGGCTATCATGTGGAGAGCAGTCTCTCACAGAATCAATCCATTCCTCTAGACAACGATAGACTTGATGATCTATTCAACAGATGCGTAGGCAAGGCATCTGGAATACCTTCATTACACGATCATCAGCGGGAAGCCATCACCAAGGCCACCGAGGCATCAAGGCTTCTGCTCGTCTCTCCGACAGGCAGCGGCAAGTCCATGATCATCTACCTTCTGCTCAGGCATTTCCTTGAGAATGTCGATGGCAAGATTCTTATCGTCGTGCCGACTATAGGTCTTGTCACACAGATGGCAAGTGATTTCGAAATCTATGCCAAAGGAACGGATTGGAAAGTTTCAAAGAACTGCCATTCGATCTATGCTGGTCAAGACAAAGAAACAAACAAGCGGGTTGTCATCACAACATGGCAATCCGTGTTCAAGCAACCACGCGCTTACTTCGATCAGTTCAAGGTTGTGTTTGG